TCCAAACATTGTTTGCATTTGTTTCTGTTAGCGTGACGTTCTCCCAGACGCCTCTACTTTCTCGATGTCCCTTATGTCCCAAGAGTCTTGCCCTAGTATTGTAGTCCATAAGTTCAAAAGATCGAAATACACGATTAGGAAATGGAACTTTGAAAGTCTTATATATCTTTCCAAATTCAGACGAATTACCAAGTACCTCATAACACCTAGATTGGAATAACTGCAAGTGAGACATTTTAGGTAAGTTTGGTGAACCAAATAATACCCTAGCAATCATTCTATCATGGTTTCTGTATGGTAATCCATCAACCCATTTAGATCCTAAGAAAAACACCTTATTCACACCAGGACCACACTGCGATTCAAGTTCGACAGTAATTGAAAATGTATTCCTCATTATATCTGCAAAAGCACTATATTCTATAGCATCATTTGAAAAGATCATAGTATCGTCAGAAGACACCCTTAGAATAAGATGTTCAGAATTAATAGATAAATTTTTCCGTTTACAATATAAGTAATAAACAACACAAAGCATATAAATATTACATAAAGAACCAAATATAGAAGTTAAACCACTACCAGATGGTATACCCATTCTTTTTGGAGAATAGCTAATTTCTGAATGAAATATGGGTGTTGTTAGAAAATAAGCAATCATATCCCTATATAATTTTGCCTCAAATTTATTTAAACAAATGGCTTGGCCAGCAATTAATGATACACATACAACAACAAAAGATGTTATATGTACATCAAAGTTTTTATAATCGACACATAATTTATGTTTCGTCGTGTATCTAGTAGTTAATTTAGAAATTGACACTTGATCAAAACCTAATACAACTGAACTATCACACCTATTAATTATATTTTTAATACATAAATTAAAGTATGTCTCAACGATTACGAATCCGAAAGCAACAGCAAATACTAGTCTAGCTTTTAATCCAGAATCAGTTATCTGACTTCTAAGGAAAGCACCAACTAAAGGGGTAAATGCTGTGTCATCACTAACAGATCTGCGAAGATCAAAGTCCTCGTAAATGATCTTATTAATAATAAAGACAACATACTTAAGTCTGTCTCCTTTACGAATCCTTGGGTCTGGTAGACCAACAGATGCTCTTTTATTTATTGCGTTAACAACATCTAAAGCTGAAGG